CCGCAAGACTCCCGGAACCTTCCGGTCCGGAAAGTCTTGTTCGCATTGACCTTCAGCCCGAAGGCTTCCAGTTGCGAAATCACGTCATGCACCAGAGCAGTAGGGACCACAATATCGTCCCCATACACTCTTACGCGCGACACGTAAGACCGGATCGTCCTACGCGTTAGTGGTTGTCCTAGCGCCTTCTCAATCCCAAGAAAGACAACGGTAAGAAACACCATCGCTTCCAGAGGAAAGGTCAGCGCAGACCCCATAGACGCGTACTTGGAGAGGGAAAGAACACCTCTACCTTGCACTTCAGCCTTGGAGGACCTGACGCTCAGTACCCCTTCTAACAACGAAGGGACATACCAGAACAGGTCTTCTACATGCTGAACCGAGACGCGATCAGATGCATCGGACAAGTCGACGGTAGAGAGTTCACCGTCAATGGATCCGATGCGCGCCATTTCCCTATTCGGGTCCTGGTGCTTGAATCCGATCATACCAAAAGATTCGTTCACGTCACTCCTGACGTTGCGTTTCTCCAGGTACCTAGTGAGTTCGACCGAGATGGCCTGCTGCATATACTGCATGCAGGTTGGCTCGATCGCAATCACTCTTGGCGTCTTGAGCGTCTTGGGGACGAAGATGACCCTTACAGGTCGTTCGCCCCCGGGTTCAAGATAGTTCGCACTTTGCGCCACCGACCAATATCTGACCGATGGGAGAACATGATCCACAAATGGGAACACGTCCTCCAGACGCGTTGTCCAGGAAACATTGGTCCACTTGGCATTCGCTACCAAGCGATCCGCTGTAGCACCCGGACCGTGCTTTCCAGCAATGCTGCCACTGTCAATAAGATCATCAACAGCAGCGTTGACACCACCAAAAAGGAGTAAAGCCACTCGGCGAAAGCTCTCACGGGCTTCCGCACTTTGAGTCGCGACATAACTCCGAACCTCCTGATCAACCTCGACGTACGACCGAATGGCCGCCTCGACCCTGTGCGGTGCACAGGGCAGCTGGACTTTGCCGAACATCAGCGTAAGCTGACGCACGGCAATGATACAGTCCAGAGAGGGATCGTCGAGTAGAACACCACTAGTGTCAAAGACTTGACGCAGGAAACCTCCTAGAAACAGGGGGAGACCACTCTTCCGGACAAAACCGGGAAAAGAGCAGGCGTCAACCATCCCGCGTTCCAGACAGGCCATAAACTCCTGTCCGAATTGCGGTAGGGTGATCGTGAGAAACGACAACCCTTCACCTTTGACACGACTCTCGAGTTTTTTGTAATCGAGAGTAGCGCTGGTGCGGCAGATGCTGGCAGATTCGTCTGCCAACTCCTTCCAGAGAGCTTTCGAGCTATTAATCAGCCCCTCCTTTCGGGGGGTAACTGGTCTCTAGCCTCAATCCCCGCGCATTACTGCGCTGACCTGCGTGTCTAGGATGACTCCTAGATTTCTCCACCCAACCACTGGGTGGCACGCGCTCCAGTCGAAGCAGTGAGGTAGCCCGTGAGGGCATCCACAATCTGCTTAGCTTCGGCAACGCTATACCCGTAAGGCGGCGTCTCCATAACAACGAAGGCGCGCGCCCCAAGGCGAACGTTGACCGAAGCCTGCAAAGGATCTGCAGCGATCTTGGAGTGATTCAAGGCCATGAAGTGTCGCACCTTCCCTTTCGAGGAGGTGTGATTAATCGACAACTTCACAAGGCCGTCGTCCTTGGTGAACTCTCCCGAGTTCACCGCGAACGACGTCCGTGGCAAAGCAGTAGCCACGGCGTTGATCGTAACGGTCTGGGGATCTGTAAAAGCCATGAGGCTTCTCTCCTTCAGGGACGCTCAGTGGTTAGCTGGCGACATTGGTAGAAAACCGCGGGAGAAATCCCGCAGCCAAGTCGTCACGCTCTCAAAACGGGGCACGTGATAGCCCCAGAGCTGCGACAACGGCTAGCTGTTTAGGGCTTAAACCACCCCAGCTAACGCCAAAACCGTATGGTGAAACACGGGAGTAGCGCACACGATTAACTTGCTTTTGAAATCTCGTGTGCGTGCCATACCTCGAATGGGCCACAGAGGCCCTCTCCGAGTACTGGCCGGACATCACGTATCCGTACTCCAACACCAAACCATCCCGACCAAGCGCGGAAACGTTGTGCATAACATCGCCAACGTTCCCAAACCAGTCGGTGGCCCACGACCAGGGAGCTAAATTCCAAATTACCTCTGGAGTCAGCTCTAATCCGTACACTTTCCGCGCCGTCAGCGCCGCCCGTTGAATACCGGACGTCGCTTCGGAAGCAGGGATGTAGTAACGGAAAGCACCACTAAAGGATGTCTTAGTTTCAGACTTCCAAGTCGTGGTGCCCTGACAGTATGTCGAGTTATAAATCACACTGCCAAATTCAGGACCCAGGAAGAATTGACCTGTGGTGCTGGCATTAACAGTGACACTCGGCATACCGTAGCGGCGTCGGATCCGATGATCCGACCCCTTTATGTAAGACGTCATTATATCATCACTACGCCTCACGGCGCGGCAAAGAGTTTTGACATCTCGCACTAAGGGAAGCCAGCCAAACTCAGCGTTCAAGTAGTTTCGCCCGGAAGACCGGGCTAGAGCCACTCGATCACGCATGAGATGCAAGCTGGCACCGCCAGGTAAGCCATCAGCCACTAACTCGCCCAGAGCCTGAGCACCGCTAAAATACTCAGCGGTAGGCTCCGTTCGAGCAATAGCCGTCGCCCCAAAGCCTCGTGCCTCCACCGCGGTAAGCGGTTGAGGGGTATAAGGCGGAGAGAACGACGGGTTATTGGTGATCACAACATCTCCACGCAGGCGTTTATTAAACGAGACGCCTGTATCGATGAACACTTTATTGCGCTCATCCATGGAGTACTCTTGTGACCATGGCCCTCCATGATCACCCCTGTCACCAGGGGGTGGGGGCCACTGATTGGACTGCGACCACATAGTCCCGGTAAACCGAGGCCATGTAACCGCGATGGTGTCCTGAATCGATGCACCTGGACCTGCTTTAGCTTCGCAGATACCAAGCACCGACTTCGTCTGTTTAGAATA